ACCGGCGCTTGTACTCCGTACTCCGGGCCAAGGGGATAGCAACTGCAATGGCGAAGAGCGGCAACTACTCATACAAGAGGTGGGTCTTTACCATTAATAACCCTACCTTTGAAGACTATGTTCATGTTCTAGAGTTTTGCACGCTCGACAATTGCAAGTTTGCTATCGTCGGCGAGGAGAAGGGCGCGAACGGCACGCCTCACCTTCAGGGATTCCTGAACCTCCGAAGTAATGCGCGAGCTGCCGCCCTTGAGGAGTCGCTGGGAGGAAGAGCCTGGCTCTCTCGTGCCCGGGGATCTGACGAAGACAATGAAGAATATTGCGCCAAAGAGTCGACATACCTTCGAGTTGGTGAACCAGTCTCCAAGGGTCGATCCTCTGATCTGGCCGAAGCGACATCCGCTGTGATGGCTGGTGTGCCGCTAACTGAGGTGGCCCGGAAGTTCCCCACGACTTATGTTATCTTTGGGCGTGGCCTGGAACGCCTCCGTCACCTGATCGTCGAGACGCAACGTGATTGGAAGACCGAAGTCATCGTTCTGATTGGTCCGCCCTGCACCGGAAAGAGCCGTTATGCATTTGAATTTCCCGCCGAAAACAAGTATTACAAACCACGCGGGAAGTGGTGGGACGGTTACTCGGGAAATGACGTAGTCGTCATGGACGACTTTTATGGTTGGTTGCCGTATGATGATTTGCTGAGAATTACCGACCGTTACCCGTTGCGGGTTGAATTTAAAGGCGGTATGACTCAGTTTGTGGCTAAAACATTGATCATAACAAGTAACCGCGAGCCTCGTGATTGGTACAAGAGCGAGTTTGACCATTCAGCTCTGTACCGCAGAATTAACAAGTATCTTGTGTATAATATCGACAAGTATGAACCCGCCCAGGCATGTACCCTCCCGTTCCCAATAAACTACTGAGACGAAATTGCCGTTAGTCGTTTATTAAGGTAAACACTTGGCAGGGTATTACACTTGGGCAGCTCGGTTAAGGTTAGGCACTTGGCAGGGTATTACACTTGGGCAGCTCAGTTAAGGTTAGGCACTTGGCAGGGTATTACACTTGGGCAGCTCGGTTAAGGTTAGGCACTTGGCAGGGTATTACACTTGGGCAGCTCGGTTAAGGTTAGAACAAGATCTCGTTTATGCCTAGAATCCAGTGAACTGTCCAAATTTGATATAAAATGTGAACTGGGCCTCTATGTCGTATTGTGCATTCACACCTGTTGTGTTGTCCGGCTTCCGTAGACTCATGCCCATGCCGTAATGCACTACTTGATCTTGAGTGCAGTTGATCCAGGTGAAATTTTTGCCTCCGAGGAAGAAGGTAGAGTGCTTCGTACCTTCACCCGCTCCTTGTATGATGGGTTTAGGTATGAAGTACCGTCTGTGCACTCTGGAGGGGTCCCACGTTCTCCTGCTGCTGGTTGAGCCGTACGGGTCTATGGACCATCCCGTCGTGGATGTCTTCACTATTTGCCCGTCCTTGTCTATCACCGTTGAGCCTTGAGTCTTGCTCTTCTGGTAAATGTTGTATGCCGGTCTGAGAGTTATGGCTACCCCCTTGATCATGTAGTAATCGTAAGGGTAGTGGTAGAACGGTGTTGAGCCGGTCATGTAGCTGTTCGTGTCCCCGAACATCGCCCATCTCATGTTTAAGCCGCATATATTGTTGCCACGGGCCGGTGGGTCTGTGTATTGTGCGCCATCTTCTAAGCTTAAGCTTTGCCATTTGCCTGCTGCAGTCGGTCCTGTGGTGGAGCCGAAAAAGCCAAATACGGTGTTCCTCGTGACCTTATAAGTCACTACGGAAAACCGTCGTCGGGGTCTTGCGATTCGTAGCCTTCGTCTTCTGAATCTCCTACGTAGACCCCGCCTCTTCCTCCGACCACGATATGCACGCCGATAGGTGCGGCCGCGCATCGGCAACGTGGGCAGTGACTTCCTGTAAGATATAAAAGACCGCACAAGCGCCGTTATATTATT